CAAGTTGGACAAAACGTTTTAACGGTTAGCGATTTAATAAGCTAACATGAAGCCTAAAGGACTAGGAGATAGCATAGCTAGCTTCACACACAAAACAGGTATTAAGCACGTCGTTGACATTGTCTCTGACGGGCTTAATATCAATTGTGGTTGTAACAACAGACAAGAGTGGTTCAATAACAAATTTCCTTATAGAAACAAGAATGGCATTTAATTTAAAACCTTTTTTTGATCTCAATAAAATGAGTACATCTGTGTTTGAAAGAGATATGGGTGATGATCCCGTATTTGCAAGAACACCTAAAAATGGAGTTATTATTCTAAACGAAGATGCTGTTAAAAATTCTAGTAAAAAAGAACTAGACAATACCATAGCACACGAACAAGTGCACGTTGACCAATTTAAAAACGGTGAACTAGATTACAATGTTGGTGCAGGTAAAGTAATGTTCAAAGGAAAAGAATATGACTACTCTGTTATGCAAGCAGGTAAAGGTCCTTGGGAAAAAGCAGCATACGCTGCAGAGAAAAAGTAGCTTATTAATATTTTGTGTAATCATATAATAAAGAATAACAATTAAATCCAATTATATGAAAAACTTAATTATTGCATTATTTATTACACTATCCTCATTAAGCCTTAAGGCTCAAGAGAAATTTAATGGTATGTGGAAATCTGAAGGAACAACTTACGTAACCACTATTTTAGCAAGTGAATACTCTGTTCTTTCAATAACAAACACTAGCTTTGACGAGTTAAAAACATTAAAAGAAAACATATTAAACCAAACGAGTAGTGAGTTAACTACAACTATACATAACAAAGATAACGGGTATAAAGCAGAGATAAAATACAAAATGTTAGACGATAACACAATCTCAAGTACGTACTCTACGTATCCAAACGAAGTATATATATTAAGAAAAATTAACGTTAATAAATAAACAATATGCCTAAGAACATGAAATATGATGCTACTACTAAGAAAGCTGGAGCATCAAAAAAAATGAAAACAAACCAAGACGGAGGTAGCATGACAGCTGAAGATCCAGCTGCTGCAGGAAAAGAAATGGCTGCAAACCAAGCGGGTGCCGCTAAATACAAAAAAGGACCAGCTCAGAAAAAACCGGATGCAAACAAAAATGGTGTACCGGATTACGCTGAAGATGGAGTAGGGGCTTCAAGAATGGGGTACTCTCAAAAGTTTGGTGCTGGCAGAATGAATGGTTACCAAAAAGGAGCGGCTAAAGTAGCTGACATAATGAAAAAAGGACCTGCTCAAATAGACATCAAGAGTGGAGAAAGAGTTAATGTAAAAACTTCAGATGGTAAAACACTATCAGTTAAAAGCGGTAGCGGTTTCCATCAGCAAGCTGTAAAACAGGGTTCTGTTCTTCAAAGCATGAGACCAGATTATCCAATGGGTGATCCGTACGCGGCGAATATTTCGGAAAAAGAAAAGCTTAAAAGAAAAAAAGCAACTTATCCAAAAAACTAATGTACTCAAAAAAAGGATATTTAAAAAATAGTCCTGACGTAAATAAAAAAACTAACTTAATAGCTGGTAATAAGATTACTATGAAAGGTGTTGAGCATAAGGTTTTAGGTATTGACGACAGAGGTTACACTACTATTATGTATCCAGGATATGATTACATTTTTCCAAATGGCAAAGAAGTATTAGAAATTAAATTAAATAAATAACATTGGACAAAATAATTCAATGGCTTACAGGTGGCGTTATCAGCGAAGTTGGTAACGTCATCGATAAGCTTACAACTACCAAGGAAGAAAAACTTGAGGCCAAAAGGCTAATGGTTGAAATACTAGAGAAAGCAGACAGTGAAGCCCAATCGCAAGTAACCGAAAGGTGGAAGTCAGATATGGCATCAGACAGTGTGCTCTCTAAAAATATACGCCCTATGGTTCTTATATACTTAACAGTTATATTTACTGTATGCGCGTTTTTTGATGGTAATGTAGGCCAATTTAAAATAGCTGAAGAGTATATACCGATATTTCAAACCCTTTTAGTAACAGTATACGGTGCTTACTTTGTAGGTCGTAGCTGGGAGAAAGCTAAAAAAATTCAAAATAGTAATTAAATTAAATCAAATAGAATGAAAAAAGTAAATAAAATAACAAAGAAAGAATTAGAGAAAATAGTAGAACAACAAAAATCATTAAACGAAATGTTAACTGGCATTGGTGTTCTAGAAACTCAAAAGCACGGACTGCTTCATAAAGTAGCCGAATTAAATAAAAATATAGAAGATACAAAAAGTGATCTTGAAGGAAAATACGGAGCTGTCAATATTAGCTTAGAAGACGGTTCATGTACTAAAGTAGAGAAAGATGGATAATGTCGTAAGAAAAATTAGCATAGGTGCTGATTACAAAAATGACGCTATGCACTATTCTGTAGGTCAAGAGGTTTATGGTGGTCACACTATATCTCACATTCTATTAGAAGATCAAGATTCATCATATAACATTTACATTAAGAAAAACGACGAGGTATTGCCATGGAAGAAATTTAATTCTAACATGGCTATATCTATAGAGTATGATATAAAGTATTAATGAAAAGTGTATATGATTTTATCGTTAAGCCGATAGGTGATAGATATGCAAACACAAAAAAAATAGGAGACGCTGAATTAGTTTTAAATACTAAAATAGAAAGTTGGAAATTTGTAAATAGATTTGCTGAAGTAGTATCAACACCTCTCGCTATTGCAACGCCTGTTAGACAGGGTGATATAGTTGTAATACATCAGAATATTTTTAGAAGATTTTATAACATGCAAGGTAAACAAACAAATAGTAGATCTTTTTTTAAAGATGATTTGTATTTTGCAAGTGTTGACCAAGTGTACTTGTATAAAAGAGAAGATAAATGGCGATCTATAAACGACCGTTGTTTTATAATGCCAATTAAAGAAACAGAGCTTCTAGTGAACAATAAAGAAGCAAATAATATTGGTATACTAAAAATAGGTAATAGCTCCTTAGAAGAGCTAAGAATAACTCCAGGACATATAGTGACATTCAAAGCTGGGTCTGAATGGGAGTTTAATATAGACGGAGAACGTTTATACTGTATGAAATCAAATGATATTTTATTGGAACATGGATATAAAGAAGACGAAGAAGAATATAATCCTAGCTGGGCATAGAGCCGTTGAAGAGTTAATAAAAGTGGCTAAAGAAGCTATTGTTGATTCTGACGACGACATATCAGCAGACAGATTAAAAAATGCGGCAGCTACTAAGAAATTAGCTATATTCGATGCTTTTGAAATATTACAAAGGATTCAAGAAGAGGAAGCTGTACTAAACGAAAAGCCTAGAGAAAGTAAAGAAAAAACTTTCAAGGGCTTTGCAGAAGGAAGGTCTAAATAATGTATACTCAAAGTTTATTTAAAATAGTAGAGGATCACATAAAGCCTCATATAATAAAAAAAAATAACAAGTATAAGAAGTGGGAGTACGGTTATAACAAGGAACACGACGTTGTTGTTATAAGTAAGACAGGTGAGATAGGGGAGATATATGATATACAAAACCTAAAGATTGCGTTACCTAAACCTAAAGATGTTGTTAAGTTTAAATCAGGATCTTGGGAAAGAACAGAACTACCGAATGAGTTAAAGAAAATAAAAACAATATTTGACTGGGAGAATTATCCTATAGACTTCAAAGAAAAATGGTATGATTACATCGATAAAGAGTTTACTAGAAGAGAACAAGGTTTTTGGTTCAATAATAAGAATCTGGATACTTACGTTACTGGTACTCATTTTATGTACCTGCAGTGGTCCAAAATTGATGTTGGTAAACCAGACTTTCGAGAAGCAAATAGATTATTCTTTATATTCTGGGAGGCATGCAAGGCCGATAAGCGGTCTTATGGAATGTGTTATCTTAAAAACCGTAGATCAGGATTCTCATTTATGTCCTCAGCTGAGACAGTTAACCTTGCAACGATATCCTCGGATTCACGGTACGGCATATTGTCCAAATCTGGTCCCGATGCTAAATCGATGTTCACAGATAAGGTTGTACCGATTTCCGTTAATTACCCGTTCTTTTTTAAACCGATCCAAGATGGTATGGACAGGCCAAAAACCGAGCTCGCATACAGAGTACCAGCCTCAAAGTTTACACGTAAGAAACTTGACACAAACGAAACGGTCAAAGAGATCACAGGTCTTGATACCACAATCGACTGGAAGAACACGGGAGACAACTCGTACGATGGTGAGAAACTCAAACTCCTCGTCCACGACGAATCAGGTAAATGGGAAAGGCCGAACAACATCCTCAACAACTGGAGGGTTACGAAAACAACACTAAGATTAGGTAGTAGAGTTATAGGTAAGTGCATGATGGGGTCAACCTCAAATGCTTTAGATAAAGGTGGTGAAAACTTTAAAAAACTTTACTATGATTCAGACGTTAAAAAAAGAAACCGCAACGGACAGACTCGCTCAGGACTCTATTCTTTGTTCATACCTATGGAATGGAACTACGAGGGATACATTGATTCTTATGGCACACCTGTATTCGATACACCAGAAGAAGAAATTTTAGGACCACAAGGAGATGTTATAGACCTTGGCGTTATAGAATACTGGCAAAACGAAGTTGATGGTTTAAAAGGAGATCAAGACGCTTTAAATGAATTTTACAGACAATTTCCAAGGACAGAAGACCATGCATTTAGAGACGAAGCAAAACAGTCTTTATTTAATTTAACAAAAATATACGAGCAAATAGATTTCAATGGCGACTTAAAGCATAGCTCTCTAGTTACTAAAGGTAGCTTTCAATGGAGAGATGGTGTTAAAGATACTAGCGTTATATTTGTTCCAAATAATAGTGGTAGATTTTTAGTTACTTGGGTTCCGCCTGAAAACCTTCAAAATCGTGTAATAGTAAAGAACGGTATTAAGTATCCAGGTAATGACGGCTTAGGAGCTTTTGGTTGTGACAGTTATGACATATCGGGCACGGTTGATAATAGAGGATCCAACGGAGCTCTCCATGGTTTAACCAGCTTCAGCATGCTAGACGTGCCGCCTAATCACTTTTTTTTAGAATACATTGCAAGACCCCAAACAGCTGAGATATTTTTTGAAGATGTTTTAATGGCTTGTGTATTTTATGGAATGCCTATATTATGTGAAAATAATAAACCTAGATTGCTATATCATTTTAAACGTAGAGGATATAGAGGTTTTTCAATGAACAGACCAGACAAACTATACAATAAGCTTTCTGTTACCGAAAGAGATATTGGTGGTATACCAAACTCAAGTGAGGATATCAAGCAAGCTCACGCTGCTGCCATAGAGACATACATAGAAAACTTTATAGGTTTACAAGACAGAGGTTATGGTGATATGTATTTTCAAAAAACATTAAATGACTGGAGTAGATTCAACATAAACAACAGAACAAAGCATGATGCATCTATCAGTTCTGGACTAGCGTTGATGGCTTGCAATAAAAATAGATATAGACCCATACCAAAAAGAGAAATTATATCTTATAATTTAGGTATAAAAAAATATGATAACACCGGTATTGCTTCTAAAATTATAAAGTAAATGAATATAAATTATAATGCTAACAGTGCGTTTCCCAATCAGGTAGTACCTTTGGAGGAAAAATTAAGCCTTAAGTATGGTTCGCAGGTTGCTGACGCTATACAGTCAGAGTGGTTTGCACAAGGTAGAACTAATGGGAATAGATATCTAACTTCTTTTAACAACTACCATACGCGTAGACTTTACGCTAGAGGAGAGCAATCAACACAGAAATATAAAGATGAATTATCTATAAACGGTGATTTGTCTTATTTAAACTTAGACTGGAAGCCAGTTCCTATATTATCTAAGTTTGTAGATATACTAACCAATGGTATATCTAATAAAGATTATGACATTAAAGCTTATGCTAATGACCCAGCTTCTATAAAAAAGAGAACAGACTATGCTTCTGGTTTAGCTATGGATATGTTTGGTCAAGATATAATACAAGAAGTAAAAAGAACTACAGGTCAAGATATATCTAAAACAAATATACCTCCAATTGATCTTCCTAAGACAATGGAAGAGATGGAGTTGCACTTACAATTATCTTACAAGCAAGCTATAGAAATAGCAGAAGAAGAAGCTATAACTCAAACCTTAGACAAAAATAAGTTTGAGCTATTAAAACGCAGATTAAACTATGATCTTGTAACACTAGGTATAGCGGCAGCAAAAACAAACTTTAACATATCAGAAGGCATAACTTTAGATTACGTTGACCCTGCCTATATGATTCATTCATATACAGAAGATCCAAACTTTGAAGATGTATACTATGTTGGAGAAGTCAAAGCAGTTACCATAGCAGAGATTAAACAACAATTTCCTCACATACCAGACGAGGAGTTGATTAAAATACAAAAATCATATAGCAACCAAAACTACATAAATAACTGGGGTACTTATGATGAAAACACGGTGCAGGTTTTATATTTTGAATATAAGACATATATGGATCAAGTGTTTAAGCTAAAGCAAACGGATCAAGGTTTAGAAAAAGTACTAGAAAAAACAGACGCTTTTAATCCACCGCCTAGTGACAAGTTTGACAGAGTTTCAAGAAGCATAGAGGTTTTATTTGAAGGTGTTAAGATACTAGGAACAGACATGATGCTAGACTGGAGAATGGCAGAGAACATGACCAGACCAATGGCTGACACTACTAAAGTGGAAATGAATTACACTATATGTGCGCCTAGAATTTACAAAGGTAGAATAGAATCAATCGTTAGTAAAACCATAGGCTTTGCAGACATGATTCAGTTGACACATCTAAAGCTTCAGCAGGTGATCTCAAGAATGGTACCAGATGGTGTGTTCTTGGATATGGATGGTTTAGCTGAAGTTGATCTAGGTAATGGTACTAATTATAACCCAGCAGAAGCGCTTAATATGTACTTTCAGACTGGATCTGTTGTTGGTAGATCGCTAACTCAAGACGGGGCAATGAATGCAGGTAAAGTACCGGTTCAAGAATTATCATCTTCCTCAGGGCAAGGAAAGATAGCCGCATTAACGAGCACGTATAACTATTATGTTCAAATGATTAGAGACGTAACAGGTCTTAACGAAGCTAGAGATGGTAGTTTACCTGATAGAGATACATTGGTTGGGCTACAAAAGATAGCTGCACAACAATCAAACATAGCCACTAAACATATTAACGACGCTAGCCTATACTTGACATTAAGATTATGTGAGAATATATCTAAAAAGCTAGCTGATGTAGTTAGGTTTCCACTAACAGCCGAAGCGCTAAAGAACTCTATATCAACGTTTAACGTTCAGACATTGTCAGAGATATCTAATTTAAACTTACATGACTTTGGTATATTCCTAGACCTTGAACCTGACGAAGAGGAAAAAGCACAACTTGAACAAAACATACAGGTTGCCTTACAAACCGGTGGTATTGATTTAGAAGATGCTATAGATCTTAGGCAAATACGTAATTTGAAACTAGCAAATCAAATGCTTAAGCAAAAACGTAGACTAAAACAAGAGAGAGATCAAAAAGCAGCTCAAGCTAATATGCAGGCTCAAGCTCAAGCAAACGGTCAACTAGCGGAACAAACAGCTATGGCTGAAACTCAAAAGCAACAAATACTAACTGATCAAAAAATGCAGTTGGAGCAAGCTAAGTCTCAGTTTGAAATACAGCGAATGCAAGCTGAAGCAGCTATAAAAAGAGAGCTTATGGCCGAGGAGTTTAATTACAACGTTCAGTTAGCTAAAGAAAGATTCAATGGAGAAAAAGGTAAAGAAGCAGACATTGAAGACAGAAAAGATAAAAGAGCTAGAATAATAGGAACACAGCAATCACAAATGATACAGCAGAGACAAAACGATGGAACGCCTATTGATTTTGAATCTACTAACGATAATTTAGGTGACTTCGGCTTAGAAGCCTTTGGTCCTAAATAATTTTTAATTTTATAATATTATATTATGTCAGAAGTAAAAGCGGCCGTAGAGGTCAAACAAGAAGGTGAGTTTTCTTTAAAAGGTAAAAGAAAATCACCAAAGAAATTTTCAGATACATCAAGCAATGAACCGGTTAAGGTTGATTTATCAAAACCCGAAGCACAGGGAGAAGTTGTACCAGATGTTATAAAGGTTGATTTAACAGAAAAAAAAGAAACAGATGCCGTTCAAACACAAAAGACAGATGATAGCGATGTTATTATCGAAGAGTCCAAAGACAGTGGCAACAGCAAAGAAGTGGCTGAAGAAGTACGGGAAACCAGAGAAGAACTAGAAAGCCCTATACAGGAAATAACCGAAGAAGAGGTAGATGAAAAAACAACAGAGCTTTACGAAGAAGCAGAGCAAGCTGTTAAAGATCAAGTTACCCAAGGCAAAGCATTGCCTGAAAACATACAATCACTTGTAGACTTCATGTCTCAGACAGGTGGAACAATAGAGGATTATGTGAGACTTAATCATGATTACTCTAATGTAGATGAAAAAGTATTACTCAATGAGTATTACAAACAAACCAAACCTCATCTTGATAAAGAAGAAGTTGATTTTCTTATGGAAGACAATTTTTCTTACGATGAGGATCTTGACGAGCCAAGAGATATTAGAAAAAAGAAATTGGCTTTCAAGGAAGAAGTTGCTAAAGCCCGAAAGGAGCTTGACGCTATGAAGGATAAATACTATCAGGAAATCAAGTTGAGACCTGGTATTACTCAAGATCAGCAAAAAGCTACGGACTTTTTCAATAGATACAAGCAGCAAGAAGAGAATGCGAAGACTCTTCAGCAGGATTTTAAAGCGCAAACTGAACAAGTTTTCAACGATGATTTCAAAGGTTTTGATTTCAATTTAGGAGAAAAGAAGTTTAGATACAAGCTACAAAACCCATCTGAAGTAGGTAAATCACAGCTTAATGTAAACAGTTTTATTTCAAAATTTGTAGACAAAAATGGAGCCGTGACAGATCCTTCTGGTTATCACAAAGCTATGTATGCTGCTATGAACTCGGATAAAATCGCTAATCATTTTTACGAACAAGGAAGAGCTGATGGTATTAAAAATATCGTTGACTCATCTAAAAACTTAAGTAACGGCAAACCTAGGCAAGTTGCAGATGGAAATGTTTTTATAAATGGGTTAAAAGTAAAATCAATAAGCGGATTAGATTCGTCTAAACTAAAAATTAAAAAACGAAAATTTAACTAATTAAACTTTTAAATTATGGCATTAACACCACAATTTGGTTCGATAGTACCATCGCAGCTGCAACAGCCGCTTGCTAATAACTATCTAACATTTGACGGCGCTGCAGGTGGAAACTTCGCGCAACAATATCTACCTGAACTTTACGAAGCAGAAGTAGAGCGTTACGGAAATCGTACGCTATCTGGATTCTTACGTATGGTTGGGGCTGAACTTCCAATGACATCTGATCAAGTAATCTGGTCTGAACAAAATAGATTACACGTAGCATATGACAACTGTGCGTTTAACAGTGCTGCGGGTACTATTACAATTCCAGTTGCTGCAAACATTGTCAACGTTATATCTCCACAGCAAACTATCGTTGTGATGGATGACTTTGGTGCAGAATCAAAATGTTTAGTAACAGGATCACAAACTGCAACAGGTGTATTAAACGTGTTACCTTACGGTTCTGCTACATTAGCTACTGAAGGATTAGTTGGCGCTGTAAAGATATTTGTTTACGGTTCTGAATATCCAAAAGGAACAAACACTACAATTGCTGGAACTGGAGCACTAGCGGTAGCGGGTAACGATTATCCTATTCAAACAATAACTCCTTCATTTACTCAGTTTTCTAACAAGCCAATTATCATTAGAACTCAATATTCAATCAATGGTTCTGACACAGCTCAGATCGGTTGGGTAGAAGTTGCTACTGAAGATGGAACGTCTGGATACTTATGGTACCTAAAAGCAGAGTCTGAAACAAGACTACGTTTTGAGGATTACCTAGAAATGTCTGTTGTAGAAGGTGAGCAGGTTGCTGCTACATCTACAATCGCAGGTGTTACTGGTACAGAAGGTTTGTTTGCCGCTGTTGAGAACAGAGGTAATGTACAGGTTGGATTCTCTGCTGCTAACGGTATAAATGACTTTGATGATATTCTTAGAAATTTAGATACTCAAGGAGCAATTGAAGAGAACATGTTATTCTTAAATAGAAACACTAACCTTGATTTTGACGATATGCTAGCTGCAATATCTGCTGGTCAAAGCGGTGGAACTGCTTTTGGATTATTTGAAAACTCTGAAGAGATGGCATTGAACTTAGGCTTTTCTGGTTTCCGTAGAGGATCTTACGATTTCTACAAAACTGACTGGAAATACTTAAACGATGCTTCTACTCGTGGAGCTATGTCTGGACCTGCTTCTATTGAAGGTATGTTAGTTCCTGCTGGAACTTCTACTGTTTACGATCAGATTCTAGGAACAAATATCAGACGACCATTCCTACACGTTCGTTACCGTGCTTCACAAGCCGATGACAGACGTATGAAGTCTTGGTTAACTGGTTCTGTTGGTGGAGCTTTCACTAGCGACCTAGATGCTATGACTGTAAACTTCTTATCTGAAAGATGTTTAGTAGTACAAGCTGCAAATAACTTCGTGTTATTCAAAGGAATCTAAGGATTCAAATGTAATTCTTACCCTCGTTATATTAACGGGGGTAATTATTACTTTTATCAATTATTAAATTATATTATATTATGGCTAAAACAGCTGAAGCAAAAAAAGTTGAGGTTGCACCTCAAGAGAAAGTAGCAGTGCAAAAAATTACTGCTCCAGTAATACCCACCAAACCAGAGTGGGAAATAAAACCTAGAACCTATATTGTTAAAGGTAATAAACAACCATTAACATTAACGATTCCAGGTAAACATACTAGAAAAAGTCCTTTGTTGTATTTTGATAAAGATCAATCTAAACAAAGAGAATTAAGGTATGCAACCAACATGAACAGTCCTTTTACAGATGAGCAAAAAGGTGAGGTAACGTTGGGGCATATTACTTTTAGAGATGGTATATTAAGTGTTCCAGAAGAAAACCAAATTCTTCAAAAACTACTAAGTTTATACCACCCACTAAAAGATAAAAAATATTTTGAGTTTGATTCTGTTGAAGAAGCAGAAGATGATTTAGATATCATAGAAATGGAAGTGCATGCGCTTAATGCTGCAATGGAGATGGATATTGATCAAGCTGAGGCTATACTTAGAGTTGAAAAAGGAAGTTCTGTTTCTAACATGAAGTCTAAAGAACTTAAAAGAGATTTGTTATTATTTGCTAAAAGAAAACCAGATTTATTCTTGAACCTAGCCAACGATGAAAACGTTCAGCTAAGAAACTTTGGTATAAAAGCTATTGAAGCTCAAATAATTAACCTGTCACAAGATCAAAGAACTTTTCACTGGAGTTCAAATGACAGAAAACTATTCACTGTACCATTTGACGAAAACCCATACTCAGCACTAGCTGCGTGGTTTAAAACAGATGAAGGTGTAGAGGTTTATAAATCTATAGAAAAAAGAGTATAAACAAGTGATACTAATATATTAGGGTATCATATTAATGGTACCCTAGTGTATTATAATTTAAACAAGTATGGCTGTAAACGTAAACACTGTATATCAAACAGTATTGTCTATAATAAATAAAGAGCAAAGAGGTTATTTAACCCCTGCTGAATTTAATGAGGTAGGTACTCAAGTTCAATTAGATATATTTGAGAAATACTTTGAAGACTTAAACCAGCAATTAAGAGTGCCACAAGCGGATGTTGACTACGCTGACAGGATAATGAATCTTGACGAAAAGTTAGCTATATTTAAAACATTTGGGTCCGCTGTATACGATAATACAAGTAACCCAGGTCTAGCATATTTTACTTTACCAACCGTGGACAAATACGGAGCTACTGTAGATTTTTACAGATTAGGTACTGCAATATACAAAGACGATAGAGGTAATCAAATAGAACTACAAAGATTATCTCGAACAGATTTCTACAACATAGAAAGATCTCCTTTAACAAAAGCATCAAAAAGTTTTCCTACGTATTTATACGAAAATAGAGGTAACGTAAACAACGCTGGTTCAACTATAAACAGCCACTTGCAGAACGTTATATATGTAAATCCAACCAGTATAACAAGTAATATAGAAGTTGATTACGTAAGAAAACCTGTTTCACCTATATGGGGTTTTACCACGGCTGGTAGAGGTCAATATATATTCAATGGCAACTACTATGACCCAGGTTTAGGAACAGGATCTAGAGACTTTGAATTACATGAATCAGAGCAAGTTAATATTATATTAAGAATATTAGCTTATGCTGGTATAATAATACAAGATCCTTCTATAGTTCAAATAGCAGCACAGCAGGTTCAAGGAAAAGAAGTAAATAAAAAAAGCTAATAGATGGGAACAATAAACGAAACTAACCAACAATACTACGCTGGAGCACAAGGCTTTACGGTTTCCGATGCAGCGGGTCAGAGTAGCTTTACATTTACTTTTGATACTAATATAGTGTTTGGATCTTTTGATCCTACGGCAGTAGACTACGCGTTAAATAATTTTAAGCTATATAGCAGTGCTGATGGTATAACTTATACAGAATATATAACATCATATACCGTAACTGGCAATACTATAACTTTATCTACACCTCTTCCTCAAAACAGCGTTTTAGTGTGTCAGCTAAAAAGACTAGATGGCGGAAGTTACGGGGCCAGAGACGCGTACGGTAATACTACAGAGCAAAACTATGGTAGTTATGAGTACGTAACTTTGAACGATGTGGTTAACAATTTTATAGTTGCATATGTAGGAGCGGGTAAATTAATACCAAGCGTAAAGAGAACTGATCTAATATTTCACGCAAAACGCGCTTTACAAGAATTTAGTTATGATACTCTAAAAAGTATTAAGTCCCAAGAACTGACAATACCACCTAATCTTAGTGTTGTCATACCTCAGGATTATGTTAATTATGTTCGCATGTCGTGGATTGATATGTCTGGTGTGCAAAGAATAATATATCCAGCAAACAATCTAACAGACTCTCCTTATAGAACACCGGTGCAAGATTCCGAAGGTGTTCCAACTCAAGATAACTTTGGTAAAAACATACAAGGAACATCGGTAACAGAGGAAAGATGGAGAACAAATAATATGCTAGGAGGTGAATTTAACGCTAGCGTAGACTGGGCTGAATTTGACTGGGGTTATGGTGGTTACTGGAACTCGGGTCAAGGTCAACTATATGGAATTGACCCACAAAACGCTCAAGTTAACGGCTGGTTCAATATGAACGACAGAGAAGGTAAAATATCTTTTTCAAGTAATCTAGTTAATAGGCTAATAATACTAGAGTACATCTCTGACGGCTTAGCTTACGATATGGATAGTAGAATACCTAAGTTAGCAGAAGATGCCTTATATGCTTACCTATCACATGCTGTATTAGCGAGTAGAATTAATCAACCTGAGTATATAATAAACAGGCTGAAAAGAGAGGCTAGCTCTAAATTAAGAAATGCAAAAATAAGATTGTCTAACATTAAGCTTGGTGAAATAGTGCAAGTTATGAGAGGTAAGTCTAAATGGATAAAACACTAAAATTAAATGGCAGAGTTTAAAAATGTTTTTATAAAATCTAAAATGAACAAGGATCTTGATAATCGCTTGTTACCACAGGGTGAATATAGAGACGCATTAAATATACAAGTCAGTAAGTCAGAGTCTTCGGACGTTGGTGCGCTAGAAAATGTTTTAGGTAATAAAAAACTAATTAATTTCGATGACGTAACAGGTAACGCTAATGTAGTTTGTGTAGGTTATTTAGTTTCAGAAGTTAACTCTTGTGTGTTTTTCTTTTTAACAGACAACACATTAGCATCTAACCCTAGTGGTAAATATAGTCCTTCTTCTTCTAATTTTATTGTAAGATCTTTAATATCAGAAGGAACAGCTACACAAAATGCGGTTTTAGTACAGGGTGCTTTCTTAAATTTTTGGGAAGGTAATCCTATATATGGAGTTAATTTACTAGAAGATTTATTGTTTTTTACAGACAATAGAAATCAACCTAGAAAAATAAACGTACAATCAGCCTTAAATGATCCTACTTATTACACTATAGAAGACACTATTAGTGTAGCTAAGTATATGCCTTACAACGCGCCAATACTTTGGCAAGAAGTAACAGCATCAATAGCAGCTGATTTTCAACCGCCTTATACAAATCAAGGTATTGGTGAGTATCAAACCACAATGCAAGATGTTGTTAGTGAAAAATATCCTGATGAAACTCCATCGCCAGTTGGTGAATTTCAACCTTACTACGATGATACATATAGAGGTGATCCAGACTACTTAGAAGATAAGTTTGTAAGGTTTAGCTATAGATTTAAATTTGATGATGGTGAATACTCTGTATTTGCCCCGTTTACTCAAGAATGTTTTATACCCAAACAAGATGGTTATTTTCTTTTAAACTCTGGAGCTGTCACTACTGATGAAAATGATATGTCTGCTGCTTACAGAAGTACTATAGTAGACTTTATGGAAAACAAAGTAAATCAATTGACCTTATTGATTGATATGCCTGTTAATGGAGATCCTGCTTTTCCAGCAACTACACTACTTAACGTAACAGATTATTTTAAAATAACAGAAATAGAAATACTGTTTAAAGAATCTGATGGACTTGCGGTGCTGGTGGTTGATACTATATCTGCTGATGAAATAAAAGCTCAGCAGAGTCCACTGGTTTTCCCACAAACAAACACATTTAAATACACTTACTCTGGTACAAAACCTTTTAGAACATTACCAGAAGATCAAACAACTAGAGTATACGACAAAGTACCTGTTAAAGCTTTAAGTCAAGAATTAATAAGCAACAGAGTTGTTTATGGTAATTTTCAAACCAAGCATACACCGCCTTCGACAATTAGCTACAACGTAGGTACTCAAGCTAAAGGTAACTTTGACGTAACAACACCTGTTACTTCTGTAGAGTGGAGAACAAGTATTGTTGAATATCCTAATCATACTTTAAAACAAAATAGAAACTACCAAGCTGGGTTTGTTTTATCTGATAGATTTGGTAGAACAACGTCAACATTACTTTCTAATGCCGCTGGATCTAGCACAGGTATTATATCAAGCCCAAAGCTTTCAACTGTTTATTCTCCGTATAATGACGGTACAGTTGACGTAGGAGCTTGGCCAGGTGATGCTATTTATGTACAGGTAAACGAAACTATAGACGAGACGCCTGTAAAGCCTACATTGTATCCAGGAACTTATGTTGGTGATCCAACGCTTTTATCTTATAATCCACTAGGATTTGATACATGGAAAATAGTTGTAAAGCAGCAAGAGCAAGATTACTACAACGTGTATTTGCCAGGTATACTAGCTGCATATCCAGAAGCAGAAAACAGAGAGCTTGGAGTTACATCTCACGTGGTTTTATTTAATGACAACGTAAATAAAGTGCCTCGTGATTTAGCTGAAGTTGGCCCTGATCAAAAGCAGTTTAGAAGCTCTGTTCAGCTATTTGGTAGAGTTGAAAACACTCTTACCACAGCCGCAACATCTCCCACAACTCTTGGTTTAGTAAATAAACAATATTATCCTTTAAGATTTTCAGACACAGTTGTTACTATATCTAACATGTTTGATTTATTTAACCTGGAACCAGGCTCAGTAAATTTAGGTGATTATGAATTTGATTTTTATGAAGCAGAATCAAATCCATTAATAGGTAGAATAAGTACACAAAAACAAATTGGGCAAGAAACTCCTCAAAACCCAAATCAAACTTCTATACAGAACCTAGCTATATACGAAACAGAACCTGTGGAATCAAAACTAGATATATATTGGGAGACAAGTACAAGTGGTAAAATAGATGATTTAAATACACAGGTTATAGAAACAGGTGGTCAAACTATATTCGGTATAGTAAACTTTGATTGGAATGTTACAGAGTATTGGGGTATACAAACACCTGCTTCAATACCTTGGGATCCAGCTGTTTTAGGTTCTCCAGAGCCAGGAACACTGCCAACAACACCAACCTCTGGTAATGGTTTCTTAGGTAGATTCAGATCAGTTATAGGAGGAAACACTGATGATCATTCTCAATTTTGGTTTGATGATGTGGCAAACCAGCCAATACAAAACGTAACACTACATGAGTTTTCAGTTATAAATGGTAATGGTGATAATGTAACATCTGATTTTGATTTGTTACAGATATATGGTACAGCTTCTACAGTGGCCGGACCTGGTACTTATACAAACTATAAAGGTGCTCAAGGTACCGCTTATGCTCACGACACATTTATACTTGTTAATAAAACATACAAGCTATATACTACTGAAGACCAACAAAATGGTTTCACTGATTTTTATATAACAATAAAGGTTTCTGATAACGCTAACGATCCTGATTCGCCTATAAGAACGTTTACGCTAGTAAACGATATTACATTAGATAACTTAAATACAATTCATGTTGGAGCTAAGCAATTAAAGCAGCCGCTAGTAGAGTTCGGTCAAGTAGCACAACCAATACAAAACTACTTAGACCCGGCACCACTGCCACCAGCTGCAGGAATATTCTTTGAATATGGAGACACTACTGGAAATTTAGTCCAGTTCTTTGCCATGAATGGTGCTAATCAAGGTAATCCTTTAATAACACCTAGCCAAAATCAAACAGGATTAGTATGGTCAATAGCATCTCAAGAACAGCCATCAGGAACTGCGGTTAATATATTTCAAATAGACTCTGCAACGGGTATGTTAACAGAGGTTGAACCAGGACAAGGTCTAGGTAAATTTGAAGTAGTAATAAATGTACAATCAGGTGATGGTACTAGCAGCAACTTTAATATATTAATAACTATTGGTAGAAAAACAGCTACCGGGTCTTTTAGTAATAATATTAGAGGTTACACACTGAATTATGACAACGCGTATTTGTTTAATTTGCACGGCACAGAAGCAAATGCTTATAACCAACTACCTTCTGCAGCTAGCCAGGATATTGATACACACTTTACTTATACGTACCCTGATATAGGCAATATACCACTTCCTGGTTTAAATGAATTTTATACAAATACAGCAAGCGGTGGTTATACTTACGGTGCTGGTAATTTTCAAAAGTTAAATGTAGTTCAACCTACAGGTGCTAATCCTAGTCCTTTTGAGGGTGCATTAACCCAAGGTACTGGTTATATTAATATTGAAATGTATTTGCAAGGATTAAGCAGTAGCGCTAGTAATGACTATCAAACGTCTGAAATTTCTTGGGCTGTAGAATATAGAGAGATAACGCCTAGTGTAGGTGATTGGAAACCGGCTACAGACATAGAAGGTAATGTACTTTCTTGGAATACTGGTTTAACAGGTACAACAACTCCTGTAACAAATCCTCAGCAATCTGGCTTAAGAGTTGATGGCGAAGGATCTGGCACACAGCCAGGGGGTTCTGGAGGTTTTAGTTTATCACGTCACAAAGCTGACAACTCACAATCTACTTCTAATACAAAACAGAAATATGGTGCAGCTGTTAGTGATACAATTAGTGGCGATACAAACGATCCTAGAGCTAACTCTGTTCAATACCAAGCTGAAAAGCAATACGGGTCAAACACAGTTCCTGAAATATATTTAGGTAGATGGGTTGCTGTAGGTGAAAGCTTTGTATATGGAGTTGCTTCTTGTTTAGGTGAATACAGAGTAATAATACAAAACATTGGTGGTGTGTGTACTACATGTCAAAGTGAAATAGCTAATAATCCAGAAAGTGTTAGTCAATATTCAGAAGCGGGTGTCATTAATATAGGTGATTTTTATTATGATCTAAGACCTGTTAATTCTTCTAGAGCATTTGGATATGAGGTTGATATCAATGTATTTCCAGACACGGCTCAAGGCAAAGACGATGCTTTAGATAATAACTTTAGTAATCCAACAATACTTTATGCTGAAGAAGGTGTTAACAGGTATGTAAGCCAGTTTTACTTAGACACAGAATTAACAACACCTTTTACTGGATGGATTGGTAGTGGTGATGGTTATATATCTTATAGAGCAACTGAAAATAGCACAGCAGGCTATAATATTCCTTACAGTATAAACGTTCCAGATCCAGAAAACCCACCAGATTCAAATGATGCAATAACTCCTGCTTTAGCTGCTGAAAATGCTGCTTCAGAAGGTGGTGTTCCTGCTACTAGCCAAAACAAAAGATTGTGGGCTTGTAGAATAAACACTACTAATGGTTTAAAATATCCTAGAACATCTGTTGGTAAATCAGGCGACTAGGTAAAGCGGTATTAAAACATGTAATCTAATATATAATGGCATTAATAGAAGTAAAATACTTTAACTCTTTTACACTAAGGAAGACTATAACTAGCACCGGTGTTGGGGCTGATTATAGCCTTAAATGGTTTGGGTCAAGAGGTATACCTGGTGATATAGGTGGGTTTGATGGCGGAACGCCTGATGACACTTTAAACTGGGCTGTAGAAGAATCAAGAATTAGAGGTGGTTATAACAATACATCTGTATCTCTTGGTGCTAAAGCTTATTTAGTAGAAGATGAACCTCAGGGAAGCATCAGAGGTAATGCTATGATATACTCAGGTATATTTAATTCTAGAACAGGTATTAATCAAACTAACCAGTTCTCAGTAGCAAAAGATATATCAAAAGGAACTGATCCAGCTAATGGAAGTATACAAAGACTATATGCTGAAGATAGCAACTTAATTATATTTTCTGAAAACAAAGTAAGTAGAGCGCTGATAGACAAAGACGCTATATATACTGCTGAAGGTGGAGGTGTACCAATTAGCCAATTGAATTTAGTTATTGGTCAGATAACACCTTACGCTGGTAACTTTGGTATAGGCACAAACCCAGAAAGCTTTGCTGTGTATGGGTATAGAAAATACTTTGTAGATAAAAACAGAAATGCTGTTTTAAGACTGTCTAGAGATGGTATAACAGAAATTTCAAACTATGGTATGATTGATTGGTTTAGAGACAATCTAAGTACCGTAGATTCATCTAGCTTTGGACCTGGTAAAATACTTGGAGGTTGGGACATGTACACTAAACAGTACACGGTTTCTTTGCAAAAAAACCCAAAAAACCCCGCGCAACCAGATTATAGCACTCTTCAGTTTGACGAGGCTGTATTAGGTTGGCCTTCTTTTTATAGCTTTAAACCTAGCTGGATGTTTAGTTTAGGCAGTAGATTTTACAGCGTAGCTAAAGGTACAGCGACACACGACATAGTTTTTGTTCATAATGACGATACCGTTAATAGAGCTAGATTTTATGGTGTTGATTATAAATCAAATATAACATTTGTAGTTAATCCAGATGTAGGTAGAAGTAAAGTATTTAAAACAGTAAACTATGAAGGTAGCAATGGCTGGGAAATTATATCTCTTGTATCAGACATAACAGGCTCTGATAGTATAAGCGTTGATTCTTCAAACTTACCCATATGGCTTTTACCACCTGAAACTAGAGATACAACAAATGGTATATATAGTTATTATGAAGGAGAATATATAATTGATCCTAGAACAGCAGCGGCTACATTTAACACACCTGTTTACAGGGCAGATTATGTAAGTGTGTTTGGTACTGATGATCCACCTTACAATAGATTTTACGCTGGGTTTACAAGAAAAGAAAATAAATACTACGCAAACCTAGTTAACGACTCAAAACCTACAGCAGCTGAAGTTAGGTTTGGTAATCAAATGACAGGTATAAAAGGATATTACTGTACAGTGGTTATAGAAAACGACGACTACACAAATCCAGGAGGTGCAAAAGAATTATTTGCAGTTAACTCAAATTTTAGTGTAAGTAGTTAAATTAAATAAAATCAAATGGAATTACAAGTTAGAAGACTAGAGGAGAACGATTGGGACACTTTAGTTGAATGGTGGGATAGTTGGCCTGAATGGGTTAATCCAACTAAAGGTTTTTTACCAGATAATGGTACTGGCGGTTTGATGGTATACAAAGAAAGTACACCTATCGTAGCTGGTTTTTTGTATTTCACTAATTCAGATGGAGTATTACTAGAATGGATTATATCTAGTCCAGAGTACAGAGAAAAAGACCGCAAGCAAGCTTTAGAATTATTGATATCTACAGCTGAAGAGACTTGCAAGTTAGCAGGTAAGAAACATATGTTTAGTATAGGTAGAAATAAACACCTAATAGAAACACATAAGAAATTAGGGTGGACTGTGGATAAAAGCCCATCATATGAATTAATAAAAAATATATAAATTATGGCAGCAGTAACCGCGGCAATAGTAGGAGCAGCAGCAGTAGGGATTGGTGGAGCAATTCAGTCTGGTAAAGAGCACAAGAATATGCGTCGAGCTAGAGGTGAAAAAGCTATGGCCTCTGCTAAGATTGAGTCTCTTCAGAACAGTAGACAGACTATAACTAACCCTTATGGAGGTGTAACATCGCTAGCTAATTTAGCATCAGACCTGTCTGGTCAAATGTCTAATCCTTATGCTAACTTAGGCGTTGCTACTCAAGCTGCAGAGATACAAATGGAGCAAGCTGATATAGCTTTAGCTAATTCACTTGACGCTATGATGGCCACGGGTGCTAGTGCGGGTGGTGCAACTGCTTTAGCTCAAGCTGCTTTAAGAAGCAAAAAAGGCGTGGCTGCTGGTATAGAACAACAAGAGGCTCAGAATGAAAAACTTAGAGCTCAAGGAGAACAAAACCTACAACAGAGACAAACTCAAGAACAACAACGACTACAACAAATAGCTATATCTGAAGGGGCTAGAGAGCAACAAGCTGAGGCGGCTGGAAACATATTTATGTTTAATGCCAAAGAAGATAGAACAAATGCCGATATATCTTACAACATCGCTAAGGAAACCGGAGCTGCTCAAAGGCAAGCGCAAGCAAGCGCCAACAGGGATGCTGCCACTGCAGGTATATTTACCGGCATGGGTAGTATAGTTGCTGGAGGTCTTGCAGGAGGAGCTTTTGATTAAATAAAAATAAAACATGGGATACACTATACCGTCTGGAGATTATTCATTACCACCATTACAAGTAAATGTAGGGGCTGAGCTAGGTAAAAGCTTTGGGTCTGCTCTCGCAGCTTATGGAGCTAGAAGAGACAAAGAAAGAAAAGAGGCAAAAGATTTGCTAGACACTCAGAACGCTATGAGAAATACCATAGCTATTAATCAAGCTGAATTAAAAACAAAATTTAACGCTAATTTAAAAAAGTCTGGTGTTGAGGTTGGTAGTAGTTTATTTGATCAATACCAAGAGGTTATAAAACGGAAAGGCCAAGAAGCAATGGAAGCTCAGATGAATATGAATTTTGGTACTGATATTACAGATGAGCAAAGAGCTATGTATGCTGGTTCAGTAAGTTCTTTTCAAGCATATGCTACATCTAGTTTAAATCAAATGGGTATGCTTACAGCTGATGTTGATCTTTTAGATAATAAAGATTACATAGTTGTTGGCAACGCTAGAAACGGTGAGCAATTAGCAAACAGAATAACCTTAGGCGCTATAGGTAGTGTTAACGAAGAGGTTTATGGTCCAGGTGTTTTAGTTGACAAAAAGCTAACAGAGGAAAATGGTAGTAATATAGTAAGTTCTACTGTTAAAATACCTACAAATAGTAAGTTTTTTAAGCAGGTTGCTAATAGCGGTGGAAAGGGTATTTACGATCAACTACAAGCCGGACTTAATTCTAAGCCACCAAAGATAAAAGAGGAAAATGGCTTTTATGTTTTTTCTAGTAGCATTGACGTAAGTAATTATGAATCTCGTGGTGGTATGGATTTGCTTCAAGAAAAAATATCTGGAATTGAGCCTAATAAGTTTTTGCAGGAGGCTAAAGTGTTAGATAAAGAAGCTGCTTTTGCAAACCTATCTGAACCAGTAAGAACGTCTGGATATGAAATCGATAGCAATGGTAATAAAACAGGTTACTTTAGAGTAGGTGAAACACAGATAGTAAACCTAGCGGCCTCAACTAATAGCAAAGAATTTAGAGATCAACTAGAAGGAGAATATGCTAGGGTCTTTAAATCAGGAAGATCTGTTTCTCAAATTCAAGATTACTTATACGGAATAGGTGTCTCAGCTGGAGAGGAGTTTTTAAAACTAGATCCAACCGAGCAAAAGGAAATATTCAACAATGCTTTAACAAACCACTTGTTTAAAGGCCGTTTTGATGAAAGAGTAGAACTTAGTGAAACAGTAAATCAATTAGCTGTAAAACTAACAAAAGGTGACGAACGAAGCGAGCAGTTATTAGCTGCAGCTAACGATGCAGGAATAGTAAATCCTTTAACCAACAGCGATTACAGAATAGGTGATACTATTTATGTGAGAGAAAAACTAGAGTCACGTGACAAGCGCACAGATGAAGATAATACTCAAGTGATAGGTTTATACAAGTTGTTGCAAGACAAAGGCAGGGACGATGTTAAAAAACAACTAGTCAATGTACCTATAACTATTAAAGATAGAGGTAAGTTCTTGGTTGATAGCTCAGGACAGTTTAGACTTGTCTCAGGTACTGATCCTAGATTATATCCAATTGTATCAGCTGATAATTTCTTTGAAGCTTTAAACGACGCAGTTAAAACTGAATAAATTAAATATAATTATATGTATACTTACAACGGAGAAAATTACACTTTAGATGAAATGAAAATGGTCTTAGGTGTTGAGGAAATAACTGAAGCTATTATGTCTCAGTATGGTATAACACTAGCTGAAGAAGAAGCTACGCAAATACCTGATGAGTCAAAAACTGTTGTAGAAAACAAAGGTTTTTTTAGTGATGATTTTCAAGAAGTTGCTGCAACGGAGGATGTACCTGCGGTAACGGAAAAAGAAGTTGCATCCAAGCCAATAGAGGAAATGCCTACTTCAGAATTGGAATTACAATTGGAAGATACTTCTTTGGCTATTGCAGAGATAGAAAAAGATCTTGAGGATTTTGAACTAGCTGAATCAAAAAGAATAAAAGGTGTTGATCCTAAGATTGAATTTAAGCGTGGACCAGGTTGGTACACAGAACTACAAAATTTAAAAAGAAAAAAAGAAAAAGTAAGCAATCAGTTACAAGTTAGGTATACTGGTGCTGATAAAATTGATTTCAGTAAACCAGAATCAGTAGCTAGTCAGCTCGAAGATAGAGTCGTTACAGAGCTTAGAGCAGAGCATGGATATCCTTATTTGAACGTAGAAGCTACTGGCGCAGGTAACGAGGTTGTGATTAAAAACTATCTAGGTACTGGTAAGAACGTAAATGTAAAACTAGATGGTAGTGATGAAACTAAAAAAGTTTTTAAAGATCTAAATGATTATGATAAAGCTTTAACAGACACGTCTAGAGTTTCGTTGACTATAGAAAGCTCTTTAAACAAGCTATCTAAAGACAACAATATAGTACCTTTAAACAAAGTAATAAAAGATTTAGGTTACGAAATACAGCAAGTTGAAACACCTGGAAAAAGCATCACAACAGGGTATGGCCCCGGTGGTGTTCCAATTACTGATTACACTCCTGCTACGTATGAATACTCTTTAACTAAAGATGGAGTAACTATTGCTTCTGACGTAAAGGGCATTAGCGACATACTGAAAGGAGATAAAAAAATAGAAGGAGCAGTTGTCCAAGCGGCTTACGATATTCAAACTCAAAATGTAAAAAAACGAGCTCAAGCTATTAAAGAGTCTCAAGATGTAATAACAAAAGATCCAACTACAACTGTTGATTATTATGAAGATGGTTCGTTTGAAAAAGACATCGTTAAAGCAATTCAAGACAAAGGGTTAGACTTAAGCCCTGACGAGATTAAAACTATACAAGAATATTTTAAATCTATAAATGCCCGTGTTGGTGGAGTAGAGGTTCAAGAGGGTTCTGTCATGGCACAATTTCCTTCACTGCTTAAAATGGCGGGTGTAATGGGATTTGTAGATGAAAGCTCTAGCAAGAACTATATAAGTGACAAAGAGAAGGTAGAGATATATAGAAACTTATCTGGCCTACCATCAGAGGTAATTGAAAAAATAAAAGCTAGTGGTTTTTTACCAACAGTCAAAAAAAAGGTAGCTGAGATAGCGTATCAAAAAACTTTAGAAAAGTCAGAGACTATATTTGAAGATCTTATAAAAGCAGAGGGTGATCAAGAAATAATACAGACTGCTCAAAGATTTATAGGAGCTGATGTAAAAGATACTACTGTAGCTTTAGAAAAAAGAGCAGATAAGGTTGTAGAGCAAAGAGAAAAACAGGCCACCGTATTCTCCTTACAAGCTCAAAACATAATAGAAAACATAGCTCCAGAAGGTGCTAGAATTGGTTTGATGGCGGCTGGTGGTTCTAGTCAATTAGGTTTACAGGTAGATAGAAAGCTAACTAAAGAAGAGCAGAAGCAGTTTGATAAAGCCTCTGACATGTTAATGGACTTGCAGTATAGCATGGACTTGTCGCAACAGGATTATATTAATACAATTAATAATATTCAAAAAGATTTTCAAATCTATGCCGCAGAAAACAAAGGTGTAGATCAAGGGCTATTTAATACGGCATCAAAAGAATATGGACTAAATAATTTACTAGTTAAGGATGTTAATGATAGTTTTGCTAGTCTTCTTCTGTCTGTTCCTACGTTATTAGACAGTGATTGGGCAAACCTTGAACAACAGAAAATAAACCGCAAAAATAATTACTATGAAACCGCTAGAGCTTACGACGACGGGGATTTTGGTAGGTATGTTCTTAGAACAACAGCTCAGCAGTCTGCTAATATAGTCACAGCTATAGCAACAGGTGGAGCCGCTAGTGGTTTAGGTTTAGGTAGAATGGCAAGTCAACTAGCTATTGGTACTGTGTTTGGCGTGAGCAGTGGTACTCAAACTTTTAGAGATTTATCTAGTCAAAACACTATATACGATCTAGCTAAGCTTAGAGGAGAGCAAGCAACGCGGGCTAAAGCAGAGGGTATTATAGGTGATTTTGAATACACTCAGATAATGCAAGATGTAAACAACACTCTTGCTATGGGTAGGTTATCTAACACTCAAGTTATGGGCGCGGCGTTTACCAACGGTGTAATAGAGGGTTCTGTCATGACGTTAATTGGTCAAGCGCCAAACACATTAAAACTTTTAAAAGACTTTAAAAATCCTACTCAAACAGCTGAAATAGCAAAAAACTTATTTAGTAAGTATGGCAAAGTAGGACAGCTATATAACTACATAGGAAAACCACTTGTTACAAGACCACTTGGAGAGGTTATAGAGGAAGGTGCTGTGTACGGTCTTCAACAATATGTTACAGAGTACGGTATACTTGATAGAGAACTTGATCTTAGCCAGTGGGACGATACGGCTATGGCTGCTATAACGACATCTGGTCTAACCCAAAGTCCAGGTATTGCTTACTCTGGCATGATCACGTACGGCAAGACAAAGCAGTATGAAAAAGCCGTTAACAGCTTAAGAAACATAAACACCAACCTAAGTCAATTAATACAAAATACTAAAAACGAGTCTGATAGAGAAACGCTATTAAACGATATGTCTGGTATACTTGAAGAGATGGGGTTAGAAACTGACATGCTATCAATTGACATATTAAACCTGGGCGCTAAAGACGTTAAGAGATTAATAGGTAACTCACTAATAAAACAAGACGTACTAGCCAGAGCGGGCGTGCCACCCGGTTCAAGTGAGGTTAAAACAGCTGAGATATTAAACGCTTACAAGGCGACGTTATCTCCTCAAGAAGTAGAAGACTTTGACAACCAGTTAAGTGCTATTGATACTCAAGTATCTAGAATAAAAGAGGGTATTGAAAAACCAGGTAGCTACAAGTTAGCTAAACAGTCGCTAGGTAATATATACACTCAATACAATTCTAGGTTTGAAGAAGAGGGTGTTGTATTTAAGAACGATAGAGAAAAGCTAGCTAAAATAGTTCAAAGGTTTAGACAAGACATGGTTGACTCTAATTTAGAGCAAGCTAAAAAAGATAAAGATATTGTAAAAATTGTTGAATCAAAAAGAACCGAAGACGGTAAAGAACTAAACGAAGCTCAAAAAGAAGCTTTATATGCTTCATACGGGCAGATGCTTACAGAGACTAAAGGTAGAGCAGTTGCTAGTAGAGTAAATCTAGACACAGCTGTAAATGACATATTTGAAAAAGGATCTAATGTTGATGTAGTTGCTTGGAAAACAGAAGATGATTTAAGAAAAGTGCTAGATGAAGTTACTGTTTTAAACGAAGAGACTGGCAAAAAAGAAAAATTATCTAAGAAAGATTATAACGATGCGTACTCTAAATTACTAAACAACGAAACGTTTGGTTTGATAGTAGGTAACAAGTTGATAACTCAAAATGAAACAGAGGCAAACGCAGATCTTCAAAAAGGTATTATCAGAGCAGGTACTGTAAAGCTACATGAGCTTACACACGTTATTAATGATGGTAGAATAACTACTAAAAAAGGTAAAGCTGATTATGCTAACAACTTGTTTGAAGCCGCTAGCACTAGTAAAAACCTAGCTTTACAAGCCGCACACGAGCAGGTAATAAGAGATCTCAATGATATTTACGAAAGTAGAAAAATGACTTTCGAAAACAGTGAAGAGTTTAGAGATGAATATACAACTCATCTTCAAGAAAAACTTTATGCTAATGAAGATCAACTACAGTTAGAGAAGGATGAAGGCTTTTTAGTTAGAGCATTCAATGACTTAACTACAAATGCTAATTCACTTAATACACCAGAGCGTGCGTTAAACTTTTTATTAGCTAATAACTCAGGTTTTAGAAACGGTAAGTTAAGTAGAAAATCACAAAGAGCTATAAAGAATCGAGATAGTGGTAAATTAAAAACTTCAGAAAAAAATACTGTTAATAAGTTAGCTGTAGAATATAAAGAAAATAAAGATACCTTCATGAAAAACCCTGAGCAGTATGGGGATTTGTTTATGCAGTTTCAATCTGTAGCGCTAGATGCCATGGGTTACAACGTTGGTAAAGGAGACATAGCAGCTGCTGACGCTATGGGCTTTGTTGCGACTGAGTTTGAAAGTATCATGAGAAACTACAAGCCTGTAGTAGATGGTAAAAATACAGCGTTTACAACCTACGTTACTAACGTTTTTAAAATGGGTAGAGGTAACAAGTTCTACAAACAAGAGCTAGGGTCTAAGGAAGGTAGAGTAACTATAACTGATGCTGGTGAAAATAGATTATTATCAACTGATACCGCTGAATCTGGATTAGAGTTAGAGGAAAGAAAAGCTAAGGAAGCTAAAGCAAGAAGAAAACTAATAAACCCTTTATCTGCTAAAGAAATAGGTACAAAGAAAAAAGCTATAGAAGATGCGGTTATTATAACACCAGCCATGGCACCTATCGCTGATTTTAAGAGCATATCTAAAGATTACGGAGGAAAGGTTGCCGGTATAATATTTGATATACCAGAAGCAAAGATTACTGATGGTACTAAAAACCTAACGTATGCTAAAAAGATAGTTGATGGAGTACCAGAACCATCTGAAGCAGGTAATATTCAAAACCTATACTCAGATACACAGGTACTAGCTCGTGATATTAGATTACTCCCTGACACAAATGTTACATCGGAAGAATCTAGAGTTGGTGAGCAAGGTGAAAAAGTTCCTGTTACTAGAGACGTACAAGGTAGATCACTAGGTTTACCTAATAGAATTATAAAATACTTTTACGAAGACACAGGTAAAAGATCTAAAGGTACAACTTCACAAACAAAAGTGTACAAAAAGAAAGCTAAGTTTGATAATCCTACCCCTCAAGTATTAAAAGAGGTTCAACGTGAAATGGGTATTACTCCAGCTGGGCAGTTAAACCAATACGATAGGACTATAGGTCAGTTTCTAAAAGGCTTTGCTAGAGTAAAAGGGTCTGTTGCCGCTGTTGCCGTGGCTAAAAATAAAGTTGCTAGGTTAGATACTAAGACGTCTAAAGGTGTAAAACAAATAGAAGCTGACATAGGCGCTGGTAGATCTAAGGTTCAGTTTAGTGAAAAAAGTAAGCAGCGAGTTATAGATCTTAGAAAAGCAGCTGAAACTAAAACAGGTAAACTTACTGGACAGACATTAAAAAACTTTACAGTAAAACAGCTTCAGGAAAAAGGTTTAAATACTATAGCTGATATAAAAAATAAATTAGGTTTACCTTTAAGAGATGGGGATGACGTTAGAATAAATACCAAAGCAGGTTTTAAGGTACTAGAAGGAAACTTAGAATTAACGGCTAGCGTATTAAATGATTTTATAAAACAATATCCCGAGTTTTATGAATCAATAAGAACATCGACAACTAGCTCATTGAGAAAATCAATGATGGGTAGTAGAGGTTTGTTTGATCAATTAATAGAAAAACCAAGCAAAAGATATCCTCAAATAGTTAGACAAAACTACAAGAGAGGTAAAAACCAAGGTGAGATAGTAGACAATAATTTTGTAAAGAAAACTAAATCACCTGACTACATAAAAGATCAATACTCTAAATTAGATTATTTCGAAAAGTTCTGGAAATCTGCTGAGTCATACTTAAAAACAAAACCAGAAAACGCTTGGGTGTTTGAGCAGCTACTAAATGATGCTCAAAACGACATGGGTAGCCTAACTAGAATCGCTCCGCCTATACTATACCTACCAATACTGCCTAACGGAGATGTTAATTACAAAGTTGGTGTTAGAGAAGAACATAACTTTCCAGCAAACAATATAGGTAGCATGATGCTTTGGTCAGCCATGAACGGTCAAGTTGACAATGCTATGAAGCTTGTTAGTGCTACTTATATGCAAGGACCTATAACTTTAGATGATGATTTGAAGTTAGATGTAGACTTTAAATTTAATATGCCTGACATATACTGGAATAAAATAGCTCCTAGAATATTGTCTGGAGATTTAAAAACACCAGAAGGATTAGCATCTGTTATAAGGTTGACAGAATCTGGAGTAAATTTAGATCAATATCTTTTTCTACCTGAAAACAAAACAATGAGCGAATACTTGTTTGGAACAAATGGTGTTCCGTCAGACGTTCAAGCTAGACTAACTAGAGACTTTTTGACAGGTGAAATAACATTAGAAGAGTCTAGAAAAGAAGGTAAAAAAGCTGTAGCTATAATAAACAAGCTAAACGAGTCTTTTAAACCAGATTCTAGTAAGGTTATAGAGTTTAATAATACTGCAGATAGAGCTATGGCTAATGCTAGAAATAGCGTTAAGTATTCTGAGAAGCCCGTTAAAGCAAGGGTGTTTGATTTTGACGATACACTCGCCCAATCAAACAGTATGGTTATAGTTAACAAGCCAAACCCTGAAGGAGGGTTTAGCGAAGGAACTACAAAGCTTAAAGCTATATTTATGGTTGGTGGTCCTGGTGCTGGTAAAACAAATGTAGGTAAAGGATTGCAATTAGGTAGACGTGGGTATAAGGTTGTTAATCAAGATATAGCACTAGAGGCTATGAAGTCTGAAGCTGGTTTACCTGGTGACGAGTCTGGTTACACGGCAGAGCAAAGATCTATGAGATCTAAGCTAGGATTTGCCGCTAGAAAAGCCGCTACAGCTAAGTTTGATAAGTATGCAGACGCTGGAAACGGTATGGTTATAGATGGTACTGGCGCTTCGTACAATGCTACTACAAAAAAAATAAAAGAATTACAAGACAAAGGTTTTGAAGTGCATATGGTTGTAGCTAACACTCCACTAGAGACTGCACTAGAAAGAAATAAAGCTAGAAAAGAAAGATCATTACCTGATTTCGTAGTAAGAAAAACATACGATCAAGTACAAGAGAGTTTAGCTAAGTATAAGCAAGACTTTGGTGGTAGACTATATGAAATAAATACAGAAAATATACAGTACGGTAAGCCGCTACCTAAGGACTTCTTAGATCAAGTCTATGCTGGAATAAACTCTACTAAAGTAGAAAGAATAAACGCAACAGAGTTTGCTTTAGAAGCTGGTAACCTAGAACAACAAGGCGCTACATTTAATTTCTCAGAATTTAATCAAGTTATTGACGGTAAAAAAGGACCATTGTTTGATGTAGCTAAAATGATTAATGATTCAAAAGGTGAAAGAGATATGTTTGTTCTTACGGCTAGACCAGCAGCCTCTGCACCAAATATAAAAGAATTTTTAGATGGGCTTGGTTTAAATATACCTTTAGAAAACATAGTAGGTTTAGGTGATGGCAAAGCGCAAGCGAAAGCAGATTGGTTTATACAAAAGTACAGTGAAGGTTATAATGATTTTTACTTTGCAGATGACGCGCTTAAAAATGTTAAAGCAGTTAAAGATATATTCAATGTACTAGATGTTAAGTCGCAAGTACAACAAGCTAGGGTTAAGTTCAGTGAGAAAATTAGCACTGAGTTTAACGACATGATAGAGCGTAATAAAGGGATTAAGTCTCAAGCTACTTTCTCTGATGTTCAAGCTAGACGAAGAGGTACTAAGCAAAAGAAATATAGTTTCTTTATACCACCATCTGCAGATGACTTTAGAGGTTTAACACAATATACATTTGCTGGTAAAGGTAAACAAGGTGAAGCTGATCAAGAGTTCTTTGACAAAGCTTTAATAAAACCTTATCAAGCAGGTGTTGCTGCTATAAACAGAGCTAAGTTTAGAATTAGAACTGATTACGGTACTCTAGTAAAGAACAATAAAAAAATAGCTAAAAGATTAAAGAACGAAGTTGCTGGAACTAATCACACTCTAGATGAAGCAATAAGAGTTTACTTGTGGAATAAAGAAGGATATGATATACCTGGTATGTCTAAGAGAGATGTAGACGCTTTAGTAGGTCACGTTGAAAGTGGTAAAAATGGTGAGTTAATTGCTTATGCTGAAGGTGTTAAACTTGTTACTAGAAAAGATGCTTACCCTGAGCCAACAGAGTTCTGGGACGGATCAACAATACTAGGTGATTTAAACAGCATTGCTACAGAAACAAACAGAGCTGAGTACTTGAAAGAATTTATAGATAATTCTAAGATAATATTTTCAGAACAAAACTTAAATAAGGTAGAAGCGGTATACGGCTTTAGAGTTAGAGAATCTATTGAAAATATTCTGTTTAGAATGGAGACTGGCCAGAACAAAGCTAAAGGTTCTGGTAGAATAGTTAACGAGTGGAATGACTGGGTTAACAACTCTGTTGGAGCTATAATGTTCTTTAATAGACGATCTGCGCTCATGCAGACATTGTCTACGGTAAACTTCGTAAATTGGAGTGATAATAATCCTATAAAAGCTGCTGCTGCATTTGCTAATCAACCTCAATACTGGAAAGATTTTATTACATTATGGAGTTCACCTAAGCTTGTGGCTAGACGTAAAGGTTTAGAAAGTGATATACAAGAAGCTGAGATTGCTAGAGCCGCTAAAAAAGGTGGTGTCAAAGGTGTTATATCTTATTTATTAAAAATAGGTTTTACACCAACACAACTAGCAGATAGTTTTGCTATAGCTTCTGGTGGTGCTACGTTCTATAGAAATAGAATCAAGTCTTATTTAAAAGAGACTAACGATCAAGGAGAAAAGGTTTATACTAAAGAACAAGCTGAACAAAAAGCATTTGAAGACTTTAGCTCTACAGCCGAAGAGACTCAACAGTCAGGTGATCCAATGCTAGTATCACAACAGCAAGCTAGTGTGCTAGGTAGATTGGTATTAGCTTTCCAGAATACACCAATGCAGTACACTCGCCTTATTAAAAAGGCTGGTCAAGATCTTATCAACAGAAGAGGCAATCCAATGACTAGCATGAGTAAGATAGTTTATTATGGTTTTGTTCAAAATTTAATATTCTCTACTTTACAAAATGCTTTATTTGCTTTGATACCAGGGTTTGACGATGATGAAGAAGATTTTAAAACAGATAAAGAAAGAGAAAAGTATCTTGAAAAGCAGCAAAGAAAAGAAGACGGTAAAGTAGTTCGTGTTGCTAACAGTATGATTGACACCTTGTTACGTGGATCTGGTTTAGCAGGAGCTGTTGTATCTACTATAAAGAATGTTATAATGGCGTATCAAAAGTATGATGAAGCTCCAATGATACAAAAAGAAAATGCTGATATAATTTTAGCTGCACTAAATATATCGCCACCAATAGGGTCTAAGGCTAGAAAAATAAATAATGTTTTACAGACCATGCAGTTTGAAAAAGACGTATTAGCTGAGAGAGGTTTTAGTGTTATGATAGATGGTCACTTCCAGTTAAGCCCTGCTTACGATATGCTAGGTGATGCTACGTCTGCTACTTTGAATCTACCACTAGATAGACTCGCTGATGAGGTCAATGCTATAACAGAAGCTTTAGACACTAGAAATACTCAATGGCAAAGGATAGCATTAGCATTAGGCTGGAGACAATGGGATGTAGGTGCTCGTGCTGAAGAGCATGACCTTATAAAAACAGAAGCTAAAGCTAAGCGTAAAATTGAAGGTAAAGAAAAAGCTAAAGAGACTAGAGCAAAGAATAAAGAATTAAAAATACAAAATGGTATTTTATACGATAAAGTTTTAAGCGAACTACCAAGAAACATTGGCAAAGAGCTGCAAGATAAAGTAATATCGACACGTCAAGTACCGCCTGTCTTTATTTTAAAGGAACTAGCAGAAAAATATAACATTGATATAAGTGATTATGAGTAAGGTAGACAAAAGTAAACTTAAATGTAACAGCCCTAAGAGAACATCTGGCCATAAGACTAAGTCTCACATTGTTAAGGCTTGTTCTGGTGGTAAAGAAAAGATAATTAGGTTTGGACAACAAGGAGTTAGTACGGCAGGTAAAAAAACTGATCCTAAGTCAAAAGCAAGAAGAGCTAGTTTCAAAGCGAGACACGCTAAGAATATTAAAAAAGGCAAGATGTCTGCGGCTTACTGGGCCGACAAAGTTAAATGGTAACATGGATATACAACAACTAAAACTGTACTTAATAAACGCGTCGACTCTAAGCGTTACAACCTTTACTAGAATAGAAATGGGATTAAAAATGGTTCTAATACTAGTCACTATAGGTTATACAGTTTCTAAATGGATCGGTTTAAAAAATAAAAAAAATGATAGATAGAATAATAGGAGGACCTGCTAAAAAGAAAACAACCTGCTGGAAAGGTTACAGCAATATTGTTAATGGAAAACCACAATTTAAAAAGAAGGGTGAAAAGATGGTTCCTGATTGTAAACCTACTAAAAAGAAATAACTATGGGTGTATTAAGTAAATTAAAAAGCAGAATGGCAGGAGCGCCACAAAAGAAGGTTCCAAATACAAAAAACAAGGTTGCTGATATAAAAGAGTTCGTTGGTAAACGTAGAGATACAATACGTGTAGGTAGCAATTACAAAGTAGGTGACCGCGTAGAAGAATACGAACTTGAAGATGCTATAAAAAAACAAACAGGAGATTTTCCTCAGTTGTCAGTTCAGGATTATAGTGCAGTTAAACAAGATAAAAAAGGTAACTACGTAACAAGCGACGAGTAATGGGAGTATTAAATAAACTAAAAAGCAGAATGAGTTCTTACCGTGGACCCACGCGGGTAGATCCAACCAAGTCATCACCCGTGTATGGGTTTGATACTGGAAAAGCTATAAACAGTGGAGTTGATGCTGTAAACGCAGGTCTAGCCGCTGGGTCTAATCAAGCTCCTATACAAAGTAATACAGCACAAGATATAGTAGATTTAGGGAGTACTATTGGTCAAGCTATAGGTGTTGCTTATGGCAAGGATAAAAAACCAAAAAAGGATAAACCAAAAAAGCTTTCTGCTAATAAAATATCTAAAAAAAGAAACAAAGAAGCAGAAGAAGCTGGGATAAATACTAACGTAGATTTATTTGTTAGTGATGATGCAAGTTTAATGCCAGATAATTCAGGATATGCTTAAGTATTTTAGCTATGAAGAGTTTGATTCACCTGATGAACCAGGTAGTGGTAAGAATATGAGTGATGAGTTATTACACATGTTAGATGCTACGCGTAAGAAGTTTGGTAAGCCTATAAAGATTAACTCAGGCTATAGATCAGAAGCCCACAACAAACTTGTTGGTGGAACATCTGGATCTTCTCATCTAAAAGGTTTAGCGGTAGATATTGCTTGTAATAACTCTGTAGATAGATTTAATCTATGTGAAGTGTTAAGGGAAATAGGTTTTAAAAGAATAGGTGTTGGTAAAACATTTATTCATATAGATATAGATAAAAATAAATCACAACACGTAATGTGGTTGTACTAAAAATAAATTATGAAAAAGATTATAGCAAAAATTAAACACGAGTGGAATTCATTATTGTATTTCCTAATGTTTAAAAATAAAAGTAAATAACAGGTCAAACATAAAGGGCGTACCATACCCTAAGATCTGTAACCAAGAAAGGGGACCTCGTTTGAGATCCCCTTTTTTTAATTATCCATCACAAGCTAAACAATCTTCGTTCATTGCTTGTTGAGCTATATCTCCTCGTAGTACAGACTCTGTTCTAGTATAGTATAAGGTTTTAATACCGTTTTTCCAGGCTTCAAAGTGAACCTTGTTAAGCCACTTAGGTGTAGCGATACTAGGAAAAGCTAGGTTCAAACTAACTGATTGATCTACATATTGCTGCCTTAGTCCGGCCTGGGTAACGAGTTCCAGCTGATTGATCTCTTTAAATGTTTTAAAAACATCCTTGACAGGTATCTCATGGCCAATAGTAATATTATCCAACTCGTTGATACCCTGAACACTACCTCCGTCCACCAGTATTTTATTCCACGTCTCTTCATTGTTTAAATTATGTTTAGTTAATACTTTTACAAGCGTAGGATTCTTTCTAATGAATGTGCCTTTAGCGCTTTGCTCTGTGAATACATTAGCAGCCCAAGGCTCTATTCCAGGAGAAACATTGCCAGATAATTTAGAATTAGAAACAGTAGGGGCAACAGCACGGAGATGAGTGTTACGCATACCAGTTCCAACACACCATAGTGGTTCTCCATAAATTTCCGCAAGATCTCTAGATGCTCTTTCACTTTCAATTTTAAGTTGCGAAAATATTTTCCTAGTTTCAAACTGAGATAATAGGCCTTCGAAAGGAACGCCTTTCTCTTGGAGATACGTATGCCATCCGAGGACTCCCAAGCCCAATGCTCTCCCTTTTTGCGCAGATCGAACAGCGTTTTCAAACCCACGTAGTCCCTTGGCTCTTTGAATAAATTCCTCCATAACTCCATCAAGAAAGAACGTGGCGTCATATATAAGGTTAGTGTCCTTCCACTCTTCATATTTAGCTAGATTTAATGATGACAAGCAGCAAACAAAACTATGATTCTCATCTGTGTGTAATGTTATCTCGCTGCATATATTAGTCATGTGAACTTTTAATCCATTATCTTTATATGCTTGTGGATTCGCTTTGTTAACGTTTCCTTTAAACATAATATACGGCTCTCCAGTTGCTTTACGTTTTCTAAGTAGTTTACTCCATCTAGTCCTTGCATCTGCATCTCCTTGTTCAAGTTTACGCATAAACTTATCACCCACAATTGCGCATTGATGTAGGTTAAGTGACTGTCTGTTGACATCCCCTTTAGGTTCTCTAATCTCAAGCCATTCTTCAAAATCGGCGTGATCAATGTTGATATTAACGCTAGCAGCTCCTCGTCTAACTGATCCTTGATTTGTGGCAAGTATTGTTGAGTCATATATTTTGCAAAAGGGTACGACTCCATCTGATGTTCCATTTCCTGTAATTCTAGCGCCGGCGGGTCTAATCATATTAATTCCAATGCCAACTCCACCGCCATGCTTAGCGAGTAACATCATCTCTAAATTCTTCTGTCCTATATCTTGGATGCTATCAGCCACGTCAATCCCAAAACAACTAATAGGCAAACCCCGATCAGTACCTGTGTTAGATAGTACTGGGCTAGCGAGGCAAAGCCAACCATTCCAGATGTATTCGAAAAACGTTTCGGCCATTTCCGGTTTATATAATCTACGAGCAACCGTTTTAGCAACCCGTAGGTAAGCTTCTCTCGGTGTTTCTCCGTCAAATAAATATCCCCCGGATATAGTCTTCTTGTATACGTCGTTATCACCCCACGCAGGGTAATCTTTGTTTTTTTCCCAGTCTTCATTCCAACTCATTATCTAGTTTTTCTTTATCTTTTAATTGTTCTACTATTTTTTCCCATTCATCTTTACCAATATACATTTGAAAAGCAGTTAACGTTCCTTGAGCTAAACTTGCGTTAGCCTGTATCTCCGTTATCAACTGCTTGATTACATTGGTTAATGCTTGTACTTTGTTCTGCAAGACCTCTGTCTTACTTTGTTTCTGTCCTTTCATATTTTTGTTTTATTTTCTACCATATATCTTCAAAGTCCTCTCCTTCATTAGCTTTCGAGTAATCCGTCGAGCGAATAGCAAAGAAATCGGTATGAGTATGCCCCCCGGTAAGATGATAGAACCAATCAAGATTGCCTGCTGCTTCTTTGTCATACGCGAAATACGAACCCAAGTCAATGTAACCAAGTTCCACAAGTTTTTCATTTGTTCTTTTCTTTATAAAGTGTTTTAGATCGTTTGACTTTATACCCTCTATATCACCCATCTCAAACATTTTGTCAATATACTTGGTTTCGAGCTTTACCATTGTCTCTGCTGCATTGATTATATCTTCTCTACATAAATGTAATAGCTGATTGTTTTCATCACACATATCTCTAAACAGCTTACAACCCATTTTACTATGTAATGATTCATCTCTTACAGACCATTTCATTTGTTGACCTATGCCCTTAAGCAAGTTTCTTAATTGAAAAGAGTATAAAACAGCAAAAGCAGAATAAAGGCTAACGCCCTCAGCAAAGGCAGAAAATACAGCCAAGCTTTTACCGATACCAACAGCGTCGTGCCCATCATAAGCAACAAGATTGTCAAACCTCGCTGACGTATTTGGTTCATGAAGAAATGCTTCATAGTCTTCTAGTTTTAATGTTTCGTTTAAATAACTATATGCTACAGCATGTACAGTTTCTTGAGACCCAAACATCATTGCCATTTGTTTGATCTCGTGTTTAGGAAACCAACCTACTACGTTTTGAGTCCAGTAATCTGATACTGCACATTCTGTTTGAGCAAAACCTAGTAGAATATTTCCTACTAGGTGTTTCTCTTTTTCATTAAGCTTCTCGTTCCAGTCTTTGATATCGCTTTGCATTGATATCTCAGTGTGCAGCCAAAAAGCCTGTGCTTGCTTTAGCCAACCCTCTGTATAATACTCAGGGTATTCAAATGGCTTATACGCTATGCGCTCATCAAACAAACCCATTATTTATAAACTTCTAATGCCAAGTCTATAAACGGTATGTATAGTACGTGAGTTGTTATTTCTTTTTCTTCATATGATCTAAAACCCAGTAACATACCTGGGTAAAAGCCTATAGATAGGCTCCAACTAGTTTCTTCTTTATCCATAACATTTTATATTATATTTATCTTGTAATTTTACTATGTCTTTAAATTTAATAACACCTCTGTTTTCAAAAGACCACTTAACAAACTTAGCTATCTGTCTTTCGGCGTACTTTTGTTTTGCCGTTATCTTCGAGAGTCTAGGATTAACCGTATTGTTTCGTCGCATTCCTTTTGATTTTGTGGTTTATATAATTTAAAATCTCCTATCTTGTTTTCAGTTATTAATTTCTTAAACATCTTCCATCTAAGCGGGAATGATTCATTGGCTCGGCCTTTTGTTTCTATAATAAAGCCTTTACCAACAAAGTCAGGGGTATATTTTATATTAAGTATTTTTTTATTACCTCTGTTTTTATATTCCCCTTTACCATTACCGCATCTTTCATATGACTCAAATGGAAAATCAAAAGCCTCTTGTAGTTCAAATGTTTCACCTTCGTACAATGCTTTGATCTTAGCTTTCTTTAACGCCATATACATATAACGCTCAAGACCAGATGCGAAGTTGATCCCATCATATGAGATCTTCTTCGACTGTACTGGACCCTTTTTTCTTTTATAAGATTTCTTCTTCATTTACTTGGATTTGATTTATCATTGCTTCTTCGATTTCATCTTGCAAGCAATGACGTGCTGATTCTAAATACAGTATTGCATCCATTAATTCCTCTTGAACATCAATTATAAATCTTGATAAGTCTTTCTTTTGACCTTCAATCTCTTGCATCATCGTAGCTCCATATTTCTTTTGACCTATTAAACTACGTTCGTCCATCTTCCTTAGTACATCTTGTACTATCTTATCTTGTGTTTTAATCTGCATCTTTCACGAATGTTCCGTTAATCATTTTACCTGTTCTCTTGTTTATAACGTTGTAAGCGCTATCAATACAAGACTCTATATCAAAGCCTTCTTGATGAGCTAGGTTGGTTAATACTACAACCATATCACCGATAGCATCGATAATTTCAGGTCTATCTTTTTTCAACAAAGCTTTTGCAAGCTCACCGGCCTCTTCCATTAACTTAACATATTGCGTATGGGAATTACCTTTGTCATATATACCTCTATCTTTAGCCCATTTACGTATTAGGTCAAATCTTTCTAGTTGTTTTGGATCATGCTTGGGGTTAAAGAAAGCTTCATAAAAAGCTTTGTTGTATACATAACTTCTATTTTCATTATACATAGAAGGTTTAGCATTTTTAACTATCCAAAGCACGTTGTCTTTAGTTACTTTAAATTTATACCCTTGTGGGGTTTTCCATTCAAGCCCTATGTTGTCCATTAAATGTCCTTTTAATTTATTTATGGGTACTGGAAATGTTGAGGTTTGTTCTGTTGGGTTTATTTTCATATTTGGTTTAAATAAATTTTTATAAAGTGTTCTATCTTTCTTATAGCCATAAGACTGTTGAAGTTCTATTTCGCGATCTGAGATATAATCTATATCTTCTGACTGCTCAAGAACTTCGTACTCTCCCTCCTTATAGCCTTGTACAAGGGTAACTCTGTTATTAAGATCACATGTTACCCCTATCTTTTTACCTGGTATGTGGTATAAATAATATATCATTTTAAAGTTTGTTATTATACAAGTGCATATTGTGTGCGTGGTGGTAATACCAACCTGTTTCAATAGACAGCATATCTGCTACCATCTCTTGTAATGATGCAAATTGGTATTGATCATTACAGAAACCGTACCAGATGTCATTAGAACGCATATAGACAGACATACAAAGCCTATTGTTTATAATACTAAACTGTACCGCATAAGTACATGGCGTATCTTTTTCATACTTATAATGTTCTTTTGCATCATATATACTTATAGCCGCATGTCTTGTATCTGGATTTTCTCTTAGCTTGTTGACCACGTAACCTAGTTGATCACTCCTTTGCCATTGATAACCATAGTTTGAATTAACTTCTCCTCTGTTATCAGCCATACGGTTCCATATAGGTGGTACTCTACCGTATAGTTCAGATAATTTATCAACACTAGGATCACCAGATAGATACCAATACCATTCTGCTGACGCATAGTTCTTGCTCCAGTTTCTTTCTAAATTTGTTATATACTTATCCGAAGGATTGTCTATATAAAACCCACAATTAAATATAGCTTTTGTATCACCAAAATCTATACCATGTTGTAGTATTTCATCAAGCACAGCCTCATAAGCTTCATTTGCGTTTTTATATCTTTTTGTCATTGTTTTTATTTCTTTTATTATAATAGTATTTGCAGTATTCGAATATCTTTACCCATATCTCTGTCTTACCGTAAGCCTCTGGATCTCTGTAAGTATTACCATTGTTCGTTATGTCTACATACCATTTTATGTATGACTTAGCGTATGGTGCGATATAAATATTATTATTAATACACCAATGATATGCGTTCCAGTCTTCTACTTCATAGCCTGGATTACCCATATCTATTTTAGCCTTTTTACCCATTATTCCCAAGGCATTTTATCGTCGCCGATATTCACTTGTTCATGTGGTATAAAGCAACCTGACTTTGGTTCCCATTTGAAATGGGCTTCAGCTTGGTTTTCACCAAGGTTTTGAAACTTAACCTTTAAAACTTTAGCTTTAACTGTTTTAGCTTCATAGTCTCTGTGTACTAATAATCCGTGGTAACTGGCATCATACCACTCACCACCACCTTTAATACTATACATAGTAGGTTCTTCGATTTTTCCATCTTTATCTTTATACATCTTAGTAGGGTGAGCTACAATAAATACTAGTACATCGTACTTTTTAGCAAAAATTTCTATTTTACTTAAGTACTCCATTGTATACCTATTAACGTCTTCTGTTTTACAGTCGACATCTCTAACCTTATTAAAAGGATCAATCACTAAACACTTTATACCTTTACGCTTAACAAGTTCAGCACCTTTTCTTAATACTGATTCTAACGTATAGCGTTCCATATCAATATGGAAGTAATTAGTATTACAATGATCTGCTATTTGATTCCATTTATCACCGTTAATATCTTCTTTAGTTGGCATACCTTGCCAAGTTTTACGCATCAACTTATGAGCGTGTAGATATGTTGGTACATTTTCCGGAGATGCGAAAGCTGTTTTCCAGCCATAGTTAGCATTGTAGCCGATAACCATTTGATCCACGAAATCCGACTTACCTGAAGACGGTATCCCAGTGACAGTAATAAACTGACCAGTATACGTCGAAAAGATATCATCAAAGTTTTGTAGACCAATTTGAAACCCAGGTTTAAAGCCATTACGAACAAAGTCCGTGACTTCATCTTCGATATCCCTGAACGTTGTAACATTCTCCAGCGGTACTGGCTTTGATCTTGATATACGCTCTGATAGCTTTTCTGTTCCATATTTTAATAAATATTCATTAGCATCTTTACAGTCATCAAACGTAGCTATAAAGCATACTTCTGATCCTAATCTACGAATAAGTTCAGCTTGTAATGCTTGACCTGCTTCGTCTGAATCTACTGCTAAAATAACTCTGTCTTTGTCTTCAAAATAATCTATACAATTATCTAAATAGTCTAAATTGTTGGTATTAAGTGTTGCTCCATTTGGAACCGATATAGCGTTAGGTATACCTGCTTCGTGTAAAGCTAACACATCCATCTCTCCTTCAGTTATGACACAGTACTCATAACCTACTACACTGTTTATATTGTAGAATACTTTTTCAGCACCCTTATATAATTTAAAGTTCTTTCTTCCATCACGATACTTAACATTTATAAGTTGATCGCCCATGAAATAATTGAACTTTATGACATTCTCGGTTTTACCGGTCTGAGGCATATATTCAGGACCCTCACCAACCTTAAGATCAGTGAGAGTTGCCTGAGATATACCACGAGTTTCAAACCACTTCAATACTTTATCATTTAAGCCAAAGCTTTTACCCGGATACTCAGTATCTGGTTGCGTAGGTCTAACGTAATCTCTTTCGCTAGCTCCTTTGCGTTGATAAGTATGTAACTGAAATGATGTGTTACAATTATGACAAGTACCGAGACCCCGTTCCCAATCATAAGACGCACATTTAGCCTTTTGATTCTTGGGTTTCCTGTTGTGAGAACAAATAGGGCATACACCCTGTTTTTTGCCCTCTTCAAGTTTATGTTGATTGAACTCGTCAATCAAAAATCCATTGATCTCTATCTCTTGCATTTAATTTAATTTAATTATTAATCTCCATCTCTACAGCTTGGGCATATGTCACAAAAGTCGTGTTCCTCTTGTGACATATTTTGCCCACACATTTCACACTCCATTAAAACGGTAGATCATCTACTGGTTGAGCAACTGGCGCTGACTGTTGAGGCTGATCCTCACGCGGTGCCGCGGCTACGTTCTCTCCATTAGTCCATACCACAGAGACATTACCTAAGTAAGTCTTTGCTACTTTAGCCTCTCGTTCTTCTTTAGACTGAGCTACAACAATAGGTCCTTGGTTACCAAATTGGTCAGGCTCATCGTTTATAGTTATTGTTATAGGTAGATACTTACCTTTTTTGCCTTCGATAATCTTTGATTTATCGATGTTATTAAGGTTGATACTTGCTTTAATTATACTAGCCATATTTAATTATTTATTAAGGTTACTAAATTTCTAATTTGTTCTACACTACTATTTGTTTGTCTTCTAAAGTTATCAAAATTCTTGTGATAAGGGTGTAAGTTATCTCTAGAATTGTTATTAGTGTAAAAGTTTTCGTTGTTAGCTCTAAATTGCTTGCCTGAAATACTACAGGTCTTCATTCTTGGTCTTGCCATGGTTTATAAGGTTTTATTAATAAAATATTGAGTAGGATCAAAGCCTTCAGACTTATAAAATAATTCATAAGCCTCTACTGCTCTTTCGACCTTGTCCTTACCCTTTTCATAAAATTGTGGTGAGCAGTCAAATATTCCTATTTGGCCTGTTGTTTTATCTATTGCTATAAATAACATCTCATAGCCAAATAATTTACTATAAATATAAGCTTGACTATCATAATTATACTTAGAAGCTGACCATTTAAACTGTTGAAGATCTGCTGTTGTTTTTAAATCAATTATCAGCTTTTCGTCATGGTTAATTATATCAGCTTTGCCTTTCCAATTATGGCCGTGAAGCTTTGTAACGCCTGGAACTTCATACTCTACATTGTTACCTCTGATAAGGTCATGACAAATCTTATTGTCTAACATTTTATCTGTTAGCTTTTCAATTTGATCAACCTCATGCTGTAACAAGCATAGTTCTCCGCCAGACATCTCTCTGTATGCCTTTGTGTTTCTAGTAGTTGCTTCTATTATCTTAAACTTTTTAAGCTTATCTGGTTCTAGAATAGCAGTATGAAAATAACCGCCTACTAAGAATGCTGGTCTAGGCTCTAGGCCTTTACCAAGACTCAGAGGGTTTTTAAGTAAAGTTCCAACATCGGAATTACTTAAGTACTGTTTTCCAAAAGCACCGTAGTAATGTTCGTCTTCTCGTAACTTTTTAATTACCTCTTCTTTATTCATATTATAGTGTGTTTAATGCTCCTTCTATTTCTTGAGATAGAGCATATTTAGCCTTTATGGCTGATACTTTGCCGCCTGCTGTTACATATTGAACCGCTTTTTCGTAAGCTGGATCTTTCTTAGACGTTAAAGTTGGCTTCTTAGGTTCGAATTTCTTCTTACCATGATCATTAGTTGCGTCCGCATCCGCTGTGTCATCTATTAAGAATAGATTACCAAGCGCATACTTCTTGCCATAACTCGACGCACTACCATATTGTTGAGGTACTTGCATACCTTTTTGGTTTAGATCTACACCTACGATTGCTTGCGCAATAATTGAGCTTTCCCCGTCGCTTAGTAATGCCGTGGTTCTTATAACCGGCTTATCACTTGGGGATATTAGCTCTTCATTTATCGTAACTGAGACGCCTAGCTCCTTTAAAAAGGGTTTTGTAGCTTCGAGAATGTCTTCGGCTGATCTGAAGTTGTATTTGCCAAAGGAATTAAATCTAGATTTTTTAGATTTAAAGTTTGTTTGAATTGTGATTAACTTATCGTTTAAAGTCATAATATTTGGTATTTGGTATATCTATATAATTACACATAAATATACAGTTTTACATAGTTAACTTACAGGTAGTCAAGCACTTGTGAGTGATCTACATTGTTTATTAATCTGTCTACTGCTTGTCGTTTTATCTCTGAAACACGTACATAATTGCTAACACCTGGTATTTTTAAAATAGATGCTATTTGCTTAGCTGAATGCTTTTCACAGTCTAATCCATATGAAAGCCTTAAAACTTCATACTCTTGATTTTTAAGATGCTTTTGCATTAAACCTTTAAGATATAAATTTAGCAATTGTATGTTATAAGGTTCAGAATTGTCTTCTATTTGATGGTACATGCTTTCTTCTTCATTTTTCATAGGTTTATCTATGCTTAAAAATATAGAATTAAAAAACATCTGTACCATAGCTTTGTCTTTTGTAGACCTCATCTCATTGAGTTTGTGTTCTGGTATCCTTATATTACCTCTGTGTCTATCTACTCTTCTACGTATTGCTCCTTTAATTCTTTTACTGAAAAAAGATTTTAAAGACTTTTCAACGTCTTCTTTTTCGTTTAATATTTCCCAATTAAGTTTATCTACAGCTCTTACTAGAGCTTCATTGCCAATTTGTAAAAGATCTAAGATACTTAACACACCCGACGCGTGACTTGCTGTTGAAAACTTTCTTGCCATAGACTCAACTAATGGCATAAATTTAACAACTAGTTCATCTCTAGTGTACTCATCGTAAAATAAACCTTCTAAATCGTTAATAGACTTCTTTACATCTTCTTTGTATCTGATGTAGTTTTGAATGTTATATTTCTTCATTTAAAAGTTTTTTTTCATTTTTTAATGACTCGTTTAAATTTCTTTGAACAGTTCTTGTAGAGCAATTAAGTAGACCAGCTACTCTACTCCATGTTATTTTTTTACCAAGCTCGTTAATATCTAACATGCATTGGTATACTGATTCTTGATCTACCATATTTTTCCTACCTATTAATTTTCCTACGATCTTAAGCTTTTCACTAACGCCTAACATGCAAAAGTCTTTAAATATAACTTTACGTATTTTGTTTCTTGGAGGTTCTCCACCTGTTGCAAATACATCGTCTATCATAGCATTTAACTTCTTGTCACTAATAAAAAATGTGACAAATCCGTTTTCTTTATCTGCAATAAACTCATATACATGCGATGGCAATAATCCTTCAGGTCTATCTTGGTTTAAATAGTATAAAACTAGGTAATGCCATTTTAAACTCTTGTATGTTGTTATCTTAGCTTTTGTATTAAATAAACAATAGTGTTCGTATGTGCCATTTTCAAAGAACATGTACTTGTCAGTTTCAATAGAAGCGATGTCATTAATAGGCATTTGCCTATAGATAACTTTTTGCTCATTGAGCCATTGTATTTTTCTTTTTTGTGACATAAGCCTATTACTTATATATACTATAGGGCATGTGTCATGCTTAGTATAAAATTAATTTTAACCTTCGGTTGTATTTCTTTAAAAGCTTTGCTTTATTGTAAACTTTTAGTTTATAATTACCGCATAAGACGTCTGTTATTATCTCGTTATTAAGCAGGTTTATTTGATTTTCCATGAACATTACGTGCTGGGCTTTTCTTTTGCGCCTTTTTAATTTTCTCAGATATGTTTTCATAATTAGTTGATATTAAGTGTTCGTACAATTTTTTGCTCATTTTTTGCTTTTATTTTATATTTTTCTTGTTCGTAATAATTCCAGTAAGCCGAAACACTATCGTCTACAACTTTGTATTCTTCTGGCATACATTGTGGTGGTTCTGTAAAAGTACTGTCCGGTATTCCTAGAGGTAATTGTTTTAAAGGTTCTTTGCATTTAGTTATTGTTAAATGTGTTTTATTATATCTTTTAGTATATTCTTCACCAAGGGCTATCATATGATTATATAACCACATGTACTGCTTCGCGTTCTGTCTACACCATATAGTAGACGGATGATTGTAATGCGCTTTCTTATAAGGAACTTCAACCATTGGGTAATTAAGTTCAGCATAATGATGATGTGCCGTACAAAGCATCTGGGCTGATTCTAAGACCATCTTGACCACGTGTTTGTTGTATTGTATCTGCGCGGCCTTAACTGGGTCTCTATCTAAATAAAATATATTCATTATTCATAGTGTTTCTCTAATAAGAGGTTTGCTACCTCTTGGCTTATCATGTTCTCGTTGTATAGTTTCCATATTAATTTACTCATA